CCGAATAGAGCAGGCTAACAAGTTCCCTGTAAGCTTTAGCCCAGCCAATCTTACTATCGGCGACATGTATAACGGTGTCTGTGTCATGGAATTCTTCTGCTACCTCCGGTAGTTTGCTAATGTATTGTCGCTCGACACTAAAGCCTACTCCTGTGCCGCACATCAACACGTACATCATTTCATCAAAAGCTTTAGGATGGTCAATCGGCAGATAACTGCAATTGAATCCTGCTACATTATCACGGTCAAGAGCTTCCCCTGCTGTCATCAAAGCCCTCATGCTAGGCATAACATTTAGATCGTGAATATCTGCAAAGATACCGTTGGCTTCTTCTAGAGTAAGTTTTCCTTTTTCTACCCAAAAATTTAAATACCTGTCTATTGTTTCTTCCCAAGTTTCCCGTCGCTGTTCCTCTGGCAGATAACGAGCGTACCGTGACTTGTGTATGTACTGTTGATATAAGTCCATTACTGTTCCTTAATGTGTGTTCTACGCATTTTGCGTGGTGGTGTGGTGGTTGTTTCTACTTTACGTTTAAAATTTTTTTTGCGATTAAACTTATCAGCACGTTCTTGCTTTCGATCTATCATAACCCTTCTTCTTTGTAGTCTTGATTTATCCATTCATCTGGCAAAGATTCTTCACTATACCATCTGAATCCTTTGGAGCTTGCCCACTCTGCGTGAGATCTTTTGGTTCCGTCAGTCCTGCGCTTTGCCTGCGGCATTGGGGCGTTAGGGTCAGAAAACAAAAAGACTAGCTCATAATTTTTAGGAAGAGACTTAGCTATCCAAACATATTTAGAATATTCTGGTGCATCCCAGAAACGTCCTTTAGCTTCTAAAAGAATTGTCTTCCCATTTATTTGTTTAACAAAGTCTGCGTGATACACATGATTAACTGTGTAGTCTACTTTTTCTGTGTGGATGTCCCATCCTGAAAGAGGCCCAGAATGAAGCTTATATTCCCAATGAGAATCATATCCAACTTCTAGGTCTTTTTCTTTAGGCCGCACAACCCTCCGCTTGCGATAGCCTTTACGTATTTTTGGTTGCTTATTCAATGTAGTATCGCTCCTCGTTTTTCTAATTCTAACTGTAGAGCGGCTTGAAGATCGTAAAGCGCCTGATCTTCTACAGTATTAATGTCATTACCACTTGTAAAGTGTGCAGCAAAGCCAAGGATAATTATTTCAAACGGGATTAAAACTCCCTGTTGATCATTTTCCATGTTTGCATCTCAGTTTTAATATCTTCTAGAGTGTATGTGTTGATAGGTCTTTCAGGCTGTCGAGCCACTAAACCCTTTAGTTTTTTACGCACCCATCGTGGTGAAAAGGTGCTAAGAAAAAACTTGTTGTTGGCAAAGACATGCGTCTGATCAGGGAGAAGTTCTTTGTAATTATCTAAAGTGATCTTCTTGGCTTCTTCTTCAGAGACTAGAGTCTTTAACCAATCAACAAGAATAGGTCCAACCTGTCGGTTAATTTGTTTTATTATCTTTCTATTCATAATAGAATCTCTTCAACTCGTGGTTCTACTGCAACCTCAGTAAAGTATACAGGGCCGTTGGAATATTTAAATGCTCTAAGGCCATCACCGTCGTTTGCGTCTGAGTAGCATTCAAACTTATAAGGGCAATACGCACATCCAGAAGGCAGTTTCATATTACCTTTTTTGCCTTCAGGTATGGGAGCATAACATCTTTCGGGTGGCGTGTCAACGGCAATTGCAGCCTTGACTTTTTTGATTTTTTCTTTTACGTTTGGCTTCTCAAGATCGTCGGGCCGAAACAAGCACAGCTCACCGCTCTCTTTGTTAATAACAAGAAAGCCGCCTTCTTTTGTTTGTTCAGCAGTCTCATATCCAGACAACTGTGCAAGATACCCAAAGGGATCGTTGTTGACCAGTGAGCCATCTTTAAACTTATTAAAAGAAAACTTTGAAGCTGTCTTAACATCTACAACTTGCCCGTCTATCTTACAGTCCATGTGGCCTGTGATGCCAGATACATTTACTTCTTTTTGTTCTGAAGTAACTTCATGGCCTGCCATTCGAACTAACATTAAAACTATTTCTTCTAGGATATGTCCATAAAGAAACTTGATTTGTGTTGAGCCGCTAACGACATGAGGGTCTGAGGTATTCTTGCTTTCATACCATAGCTGTCGTAAAGGCCTTCCAATGTTAGACATTCGAAGTCTAAAGCTGTTCTCGACTTCTCGTGGTTTTGACCAAGCAAGTATGCTTTCTTTCATACGCGAAAGAGTTAGGTCTAGTTCTTCTTCAGAAATATTTAATGCTTCTCCAGATGAAAGACCTTCGAGGCTAGAATATATATCCTGTATTAAAGTATCTAATGTTTTCATTCTTTATGTGCCACCCACGATAGTTTACGATCATCTGGATTAAAAGCTAAAAAAACAACGCCAAGCTGTTTCTGCTCTTCTGTCCTATAATCTTTGCTTCTCGATACGTTATCTCGATAATCTTTTCTTTTGGTTTTTACATCTATAAGAATTGTTTTGCCATCTTTAAATGCTATCATATCTATAGGCCCAGTGCTACCAGAGTTTACAAAAACTTCATAGCCGTGATCCCATAACCAAGTTACGGCATAAAACTCTGCAAAGTCTCCTTTCCTACTAGGACTTTCTTTGATGGGTGTAATTCTAGATCCGTCGTCATTAAGATTTACTGTGTGTGTCATTAGTGTGTATCAGCCCAGCTTGTACCAACGCTGTACTCTCCTGTTAGTTCACATTTTAAGTAAAAGTCTTTACCGGCTTGTTCAATTGCGGCAACACCTAACTCACCTACTTTGTTTGCTACATCTTTGTGTGCTTCAATCTGCCACTCATCGTGGACGTTAGCAACAAAGTGTGCGTCTAAGTCTTTGATGCTTTCTTGCAAGTTGACCAGCGCTTGCTTCATGACAATAGCACCAGCACCTTGTAGCAAAGTATTTAACGCTGCGTGTTCTGACCGAACAAATAACTTACGTTTGTCCAGTCCCTTGAGGTATCCCCTTCTAGCTGCTCCCGCAACTCTGTCTTTAAGATGTTTAAATGCAGGGAGATTATCGAAGAAAGATTGTCTAAGTCGTCCACCATCTTTTGCGTTTCCTCCAACCACTGAACCAAGCTTAGCGTCTCCTGCTCCGTATAAGAGTGCATAGATGAAAGTTTTTGCCTGAGATCTTGATTTAAGTCCCGCAGCCATTTGATTTGCTGTATGTATGTCTCCGTTGAGAAGCTCATATGTAAATTCCTCATCGTCCATGTAGTGTGCCAACATTCTTAGTTCTAAACCGCTGGCATCAATACCTACTAGTTTATAATTGTCGTCAACTGTCCAACATTCTCGACACTCTTTACCGTAAGGACTACTTGTACTAGGTATTTGAGCCATGTTAGGACCGCTATGCGTCATGCGTCCTGTCACTGCTCCGTTAGTATTAACGTAGCCGTGAATTCGTCCGTCATCCTCCATCTCTTTAAACCAAGAATTTATTTGTGCAATGCGCTTCTGCAGCATTAAATACTCAGCGATGATAGCCGCTTCAGGTATGTTTTTTATTTGCGATAAAACTTTTTCGTCAACAATTGGTTGTCCCGTAGGCGTAAATTTTGTAGGCTTCCAGCCAAACTCAACAAGATATTCTCCAATTTGTTTTCGAGAACCAAGGTTAAAAGGTTCAGAATCACAACGAACAAGATGCTTGTCTGGATTCTCACACGCCTTTTCGTATTCTTCATCAGACAATCTGACCTTTTTAGTTTCACCTTTTACTTGTGCCATCTTAGAAACTTTGCCAGCTTTAGTAAGTGTCGGCACAAGATTAATAATTGTTTCGCGTGGCTTAAATGTTTTATGTACTTCTTTTTCGGCTTTGTTTAATTTTTCATTCAACTCGGCTAAAAGACTCATAGCGTGTTGTTGGTCTAGCTTGAACCCTCGATCACGTTGTGCATTAAGAATACGATACACATCATGCTCTAGTTTTATTGCTCTAGGGCTGAAGCCGTTGGACTCTGCACGAGACAAGTGCCGATAAACTTTATAGTTAAGAGACACATCCTGCTTACAATATTGAAGCATTTCAGGTGTATAATATTCAAAGTTATCGTACTCAATTTTTCTATGTCGCAATCTATAGCCCCAGCCCTCAAGACCGTGACCGCCTTCTCGTGTTGGATTAAACAAACGAGAAAGCACAAGAGTATCTACAATCTTTATAGTGCCATCATCTAGATCGACACCCATAAGATTTTTAATTACAGGTATGTCATACCCTAAAATATTGTGGCCGATTAGTTTGTTCGCGTTTTGTAGAAGTTCAATTCCTTTATTAATGCAGTCGGGACCGTACTCGTAAGTCTTTCCGGTCTCAGTATCCATAGCAACCAAACAAAAAATCTTTGTTGGGTCTAGCCCATCGGCTTCGATATCAAAGACGTAGTCTGTCATATTTCATCTCCTAGCTCATCAATCATAGTATCTATATCTACTTCTGATAAGCGTCCGGTTTCTTTGTCGTAGTGCAGGTGCGTAGCTAGGCCAACATCGCCTGTGTATCTAGATTTTAGAACACGCACTTTAGTTGTTGAAGCAATCATAGGATCGTCAGATTGCTGGTTACGCTCTAAGCTTATCACACAATCACTAAGTTGTGCAATAGATTGAGAGCCACGTAAATGATTTAGTGCTGTCTCAATACCATTTTCGTGGCCTCGATCACCTTGTGTACGCCGCAAGTGTGAAACAAGAACCATGCCACAACCCGTTTCTTCTACAAGAGTTCGAAGTCTGTGCATGATCATGTCAATGGCTTTGCGCTCGTCGGGATCATCGGACAAAAGAACTAGCATGTGGAGGTGGTCAAGAACTATCCACTTGCAGTCACAACCAATGATCATGTACCGTAGTTTGCTGAATACGCTTTCGAGGTCGTTCATACCAAGATGACCATAAACCCACACACGGTCTTTGTTGTTGCCGCCAAAGACTTGCTCGTGCAGCTGGCGCAAATCGTCTTGATTGAAAAGATTACGAACGCTATCAAGATGTAGTCGGGCATCAGCCTCGATAGAAAGAATACCGTCGATTGTGCGCTGCCAGTTTTCTTCAAGGGCCATAACGCCTACGTTATCGTTAGTCTTGTTGATAAGCCAATGCTCTAGTTCTCGTGTGACACTAGACTTACCAAGGCCAGTGCCGCCCGTCAAAGTAACTAACTCGCCTGCACGTAAGCCCTCAAGCTTTTCATTGAGGCCTTTCCACGGAAATGGGATAGAGTCTTTACGTGTACGATGCAAATAGTTTTCGACGTTTTCTGAAACATTAAGGACACCTGAAGGTGTATAAAGCTTGGCATTCCACCAATGATGCACAAAAGACTTGTGTTGTCCAC